CTGTGTACGGGCCAAAGCATTCTCTTCTGACATCATGCCCAGTGCCAATTCAATGTGCACCTGCTTGCGATCACAAAAGTTCATGTCATCCCAGGCTAGATAGTCCAGGTAAACAGGCAGCTTGTCAGGGTGTGAACTGGCTGCCAGCTTCTTGACACCATAGTCATCACCATACTGGATCAAGGTGCGCCACACCAACCACAAGGCTTCTCTCAAGCCTTCAGCACAGTTGCGCACTGTGTTGTCTTGAATGATCTGATTGGGTGTGAGTGCCATCTGTAGCTTGATGCCCGAGTTGCCAGGTGCCATAACTTCTGGATTGAACACATCACTAGGTGTGGTCATGCCAATCATGCTCATGGTGTCTTGCTGAATACGGTTCATGGCCACTTCTAGGAACTGCAAGTTGCCTGACGGTGGTGGAATCTGATACACGTCTGTGGCAGGATTGAACTTGCTGTCCAGAATAAAAATAGCAGCTTCTCCATCCTGTAGCATTTCAAAGTCCAGTCTGTCAGGCTTCACGCCCAATCTTGGCGTTGCGGTCAAGAGGCCCAACTGTATTTCAGCTCTTGCGGCTGATGTTGCGTATTCCTGCATGGGAATCACTGACTCTGCAATGCTCATGCCGTAGAAGTTGCCGGGCAAGGGTTTGGGGCACATGTTGGCCACAGGGATAAACTCTACTTCACGTGCTGATATGATGTATGAGCCTGAATAGATTAGTTCTATCAGTTCTAGTTCACCATCACCATCTATATCGTAGCGGTTCCAGACTGTGACAATTGATATCTGTCTTGAGTCTGGGTCAGCACTTGATGCTGAACTCACAGGGATACCCATGACAGGCACTGAATCTCTTGCGTGGATGGCCAAGTTGTTCAAGACAGATCCTGCTTGGTATGCACCGTTCATGTTGTATTCAGCGTGTGTTCTAAATTCTTCCAGATTAATACTGGGATATAATTCCAAGGCCTCTTGTATGCTCATGGGGTCATAATAACCACAGAAAGGTTGTTCACGCATTTCAGCCACGGTGGGATCACAGATCCAGTAGTGCTGTGCAATAGGGTGAAACTTGATGTTGATGTTGTAGCCTGTGAGTTTGTACTTGGCAGTGTAGATGGTATTGCGATTGATGGCGTCAGTCAAGACTGATTGTTCAGCTTCCAGCACAGCAGCAGGCTGGTCCATGGGCTCGTCTGTGTCTTCAGGGTCCAGGGGCAAGTTCTTTACCATGAGGTCCAGTTGTGCTTCGTCAATCGCTGATCTTGCTTCGCCTAGATTCTGTTGTATCTCTGCCAGGGCTGACTGTAGATCCACACTGGTTCTGCGTCGTGACTGACGCATGGCAGTGAGTCCAGAATCAGCTGCTTGTTGTTCAAAAGCCAGCAACTGATCTGCTGTGCCTTCTGTGGTGACATAGCGCACAATCTGTTCACGAATGGGTTTGATCATCATCATGCCGTTTTTGTGCATGGCAGCATCCATTACCCAGCGTTCCATGATAAAGTGCGGATCATTCATTTGGTTCACAACCTTGCTCACCATGTCTGTAGCCTGTCTAGCAGCCACTTCATCTTCTTCTGAATCAGCCACAAACTCAAAGTTGATTTCGCCGTGTGGCACAAGCCCTTTGGTGATCACAGCAGTGGCATAATCCACAGCAGGTTTCACTGTAGGGTGGATATAATCTATGCCGTTAACTGGAGCCGTAGAGTCCGTTACAGCCAGAACCAAGTAGTGGTAATCACTAGCACGGTTCACAGCGTTCTTGGTTCCTAGATAGCGTAGATAACTTGCCATCTTTACGTCCATTTGATTCTTCATGCGAACAAAGATAGCGTTTTGCTTCCGGTTCTGATTGATCTTTTCAATGGGTATATTTTTTATGTCCAACATCGGGGTTTCCTCGGGATACAGTATTTAGTGACATCATAAAAAGCCAGGCTAATGCTGCATTATTCTGGTGAGTATGATCGTTTCCAGGCAGGCTTGACTGACTCATCTCGACGGACATATCTGTCACGCTGTGCTGCCATGCGCTGTTGTGGTGTGCGGTTGTCCCAGGGTTCAGCAAGACCATTAAGGCAGCCTAGTATGGCATAACGAGCACTGTCAATGCAGTCATCTGGATCACTAAAACGTCCCTGTGTGTCCACATAGTAGTTTTGTGCTTCACGCAGGAAGTCTGCGCAGTTCTCGTTGATCATTAGGCTGCCCACTTCCAACATCTGTCGCATCTGATTGATGCCATAGCTTTTGTGATTGGTTATGCGTCCTTCCGAGTCAGGAGGATTCATTATGGCCTTGGCATGCACATTGAGTTCGTATGATTCAAACAGTTCTCTTATGCTGGATGCACTCATGGTGTATCTGCCAGCAGTACTTGCGTCAGCAGGTAGCACAATAGGAGTGCCAAACACTTCAGGACGAAGTAAATGATTGATATACTGTGTGGGCACAGCTTCTTCAATGCCTTGAACCAAGATCTGTTTGTGTAGATATGCTGTTCGTTCATAAGGATCCCAATACATTAATGATATAACTGTTTTGTCATTGACCAAGCCAAGGTCAAGTGCAATAATTCTATGTATGTTGGGCAGGTTTCTAAAGTCAATTTCGCTGGGCCGGTATGTGGGCCAGTCTCGGATTTGGAACACAGCACCTTTACCTTGAATGGGCTTGCCCTGCATACGTGCTTCACGCTCATGTGGTAGGTAGTCTCGTTCCAGCTGACGGCGTGTTTCCATCAAGAGAAAAGGTTCACCCCAGGGATCGTATTCAGGCACATCATCCCAGGCCACACGCACATAGTCGTAGCCCTGTTCTTTGTTCCAGAACTTGCTCACCAGGCCGTTAAGACCTTTCAGCGGTGTAAAGCTGCACAGCACCATGCCCTGCGTTGTGGCAGTACGTGTTACTATTTCAGAGAAAAAGTCATCTGGAGGCTGCTCATCAAACACCGCAAGGTTCAGTTTGAATCCTTGCAGCTGACGCACCTCTTGTGTGTAGTTGGCAAACAACAAATAGCTCTTGCCACCTGTTGCATGTCGGATCTCTACACCAATACAGTTGGCACCATCACCTCGCATGGTATCAATTATAATGCAGTCTCTAGGTATGGCTCCTGTGCCTAACTGATCACGCAGTTTGACATCTGGTGTGCCCAAGAGCTCTTGTTGTAGCACCAAGGCAACTTGGCTCCATCCTTCACCAGCCACCATCACTGTGATGCTCTTGTCAAACCGGTGTCCTGTCCACCAGTCTGGATATTGACCTGTCAGGTGGTAAGCAGTTTCATAACAGGTTGACACTGTCTTACCAATCCTGTTAGCAGCTAGAATGCCACGACGATCTGTGGTGGTGTTAAAGAATGCCCGTTGATGTTCAAATGGTCTAAAGTATTTCAAACCATTGTAGCGCATGTCATCAGCCACAGCAATGGTCAAGTCCTGTAGCTTTTGTTGTGCATCTGTTGGCAGTGTGTGCCAGGCTTCAGAGGGGATGCTGTGCTGATCCATGACCCAGCGCAGGGCTCTACGCATGAGCACAATGGGATCAAGCATTATTCAGCTGGCGGCAAGCGCCAGTCTTGACGCACTTGGTTAAGGCTTTTGAGAGCCAGACTCAAGTTCAAGATGTCTTCTGCGGAGGCCAACCAAGTGGTGGTGTCTGTGAGCACTGTGTCAGCATCCTTGGTCAAGCATGCCTGCAAGCGTTCACTTACTAGACGCATGTGGTGTTCAATCTGATTGGGAAAGCGTTGGGTAAACGCTTCACGGTTCACAGCATTGACCTTTTGTAGGATCTTGGTATCATCCACACGCCGTGCTTCTACGGCTGCATGTATCTGACCATCTCTTATGGCAGGATGTGTGTCGGCCATTATGCGTCCAGTTCCCAAGGATTGATAGCTGCCTTGTGATTGAGTGATATAAAGTCTCTGTCCACGTACTTGACCCATTGATTTGTGGTGTTGTATCGGAATGTCTGCATCATGGCCTTGAGCCTGCGACCAATGGGAGTGAATGAGCCATCAGGACGCTGCACAATCTGTTCGCCTGTTCTGGGGTCTACCCAGCGAATGATCTCGGGACGAATCTTGCCCCACTTGTCAATCTTTTCACCATGGGCTCTGGGTTCAATAGGACCAATAACTTCATAGGTGATCATGCCGTTCTTGTACTTCTTGAATGTGCAGTGCATCTTGCGACCTTGCGAGTGATACTCCGCATCCGAGTGTGGCACAAACGCTGTAAAAAATTCATTCTGTATGTCTTCACGTCCAGGAATGGCAGGGTCTCTGGGTGGCAGGGTCTTGAGTGGATCTTCAGGCACCATATCTGTTTTGTCTAGATAAGGATTGTCTCGGCCTATAAACTTCTCTTCAACATTGATGCCGTTGAGTGTGTCCATGGCCACTTGATACTTCAGCCGGTTGGCACGACCTTTTAGGTTCAGCACAATGCCTGTTTCATCATACACAAAGCGTTCAAGGTCTCGAGCTGTGGGAAAGTCTGTCATGAGACCTTCTAGATCAAAGTCTCGTTCTACTGGAGTGGGTGCTGCTGGCTTTTTTAGTTTTGTGGGTCGGGCTTCAGGTTCAACGGGTGCAGCTGGTGCAGTGTCTTCCCAGATGTTTGGTTCGGGGGTGGGGGTGGGTCGTTTGTTCATGTCTTTTTCCTTTTCTAAACAAATCAAAAACTAGAACACACCCTGTGTGCTCTAGTGGGGGTTCTCTTAATAGCCTGAACTAGCGCCTAGTGCACCTTTGCGAGCAGCACCTGACTTCTGTTGCTTGGCAGCGTTGCCTTTTGTGGGTCCACGACCAACATTGACCTTGGCTGCCACAGGCTCCACTGCTGGATCTCTTACACCGCGCATGAGTTCACCGCGACGGGCCACAGCGTCAGTGACCATGCTGGCCAGTGCTGATTTCTCTGATCCTGTCCGGGACTTTTCGCTCATGGCGTCTGCACGTTTAGATCCTGTGTTGTGGTTGCCTGTTGTGGGACCACGCTTCTGGTTGATCTCCTTGGCCTGCATGTTTTTGGTTGATAATCTCATTGGTGTTTCCTTATGCTACTGTGTAGCCTGATACTTGACTCACAGTGGCAGCGGCTGCTTGAATCTGTGCTGGCAGTCTAAATGGTGCACCATCCAGTGTGCTCACTCTCAAGGCCACATTCACTGTGTTGGCTGTGGGATTTAGAAAGGTAGTGCTTAATGGTATGCCTGCGGGTGCAGTTGGTCCAACAGCGGCATTGGTGTCCGTGTTGACCCAACCGTATGTGGCCGGCACACTTGTGACTTCAACATAGCCATTCAACTGATAAGCAATGTTGGCAACGTTGGCCAGACCAAACACACCTGTTGTGACATTGGCAGTGATGGCCGTGCCCACATTGGCAGTTATGGCACTGAACACCACCTGTTGTGGTGATGTCACTGTGTCAAATTGCACAGCGCCTGTCACAGGAGGAAACACAGTGCCTGACGCCACAAAGCTCATGCCTGTTGTGTTTCCTGCCACAGTGATCACATTGGCTCCTGTAGGGGTAGTACTCAACACAAAGTTGCTGGACTGATTGGTTCCCACAATGTAGTAGGTGGTGGGATCAGTGTAGCCAGTGATTGAGCCTGTGCCACCTTGAGTGCCAGATACTGTCACTGTGTCACCTGCACGGTATGAGCGGAAACTGTTGGTAGTGAATCCACCAGCTGTGTTGGCTATCACAACGTTGCCTGGATTGATGCCAGGTGTAGTGGGTGTTGTGGTAATGGTGTAGAGATTCTGACTGCCTGTGTTGACCACAGTCTCTAGTGCGGCGGTAATTTGAGTTGGCATTATAGCACTCCTGGAGTAATAAACACATTGCCTGTGGCTGAATCACCTGCCA